CCCCGCGTCCCCTTCGCCTGGGCAGGCTGGAACGATGCCCGCGAAGGTAAGCCCTTGGATTACTACCTGCTGGACCGCGCCCCCACCCCAGCCTGCGCACAAGCTTATGAAACAGCCCGCCTGCGCGTCATGGCGCTGCGGGATGCCGGGCTGACCGTGCCACGCTGGAACAGGATGGGGGCGGTGCCTCCAGGCATCCATGCCGCGTTGTCTCTGACCAACAGCTTGAACGTCATGAACCTTAAAGAAGGCACAGGATATTGGCCTTCAGGCCCCAATTTTTGGAGGGAAGCAGCATGAAGGTAGGTGAAATCTATGTCCCCCAGACCTTTTGGGGGCGCATCAAAACAGCATGGCTTGAGCTGCGGCACATGCGCCTGACCATAAACACATTGCACTGGCACAACATGGCAAAGGCATATGAACGCATCTCAATCGAAAATACCAAACATCATTTTGAAGCGCTGCATTTGAGCAAAGAGGATGTCGATCAGGAAATGCAAATGAGGCTCAACGAAGTGCGCCGCGAGAACGAAAAGCTGCGCGCATCAATCTCAAGACTGATTGGCGAAAATGAAACGCTGCGTCAGCAATTGTTTGAAAGGAAAGCGCCATGATCACCACCCGGATCGACACCACCTCAAAAAACCTTGTCAGGCTGCTGGACGCCCTCGACCTTCACACCGAGGATTTCGCCCACATAGCAGGCGTACACCGCGCCACAGCATTCCGCTGGATCGGCGCCCAGGCCCCCGTGCCGGTATCAGTCATCCGCATGCTGGAACTGATGTTGGAAAAGAAGGAGAAAGCAGCATGAGCGAAAATGAAAAATCTGCTGAAGAAATTTATCTGTTCGCAGTAGCCGTCACTGAACAGGTGGCACGGATAGCCGACAACAGAGGCTTCTGCCCCGCCGAAACCACCCTGGTGATGGCACAGGCTCTGGCCATGACAATCGAGAAAAACGGCAAGACCGGATATCGAAAAAATATCGCCACCGACATGGCGGCCATCGTGGCCGCATACCCACCAATCAGCGATGATCAACCCATGAGCGAGGCCGTACACTGATGAGCAACGAACCAGAATGGGGCTATTGGCTGGATCAGCCGGGTGGCACATGGATCATGCTGCCCAAGCTGCCGCTGATCCGGGCTGGCTTCACAACTCCACCCTTCACCGTCACCCGGCCTGACGGCAAGGTGCTGAACGTGGTGGAGCGTCAGCCATGATCCCCAACATCGTGCATTTCATCTACCCGGTGAACAGCAAAACCCGCCCTTTCAGCAGCCTGAACATCCAGGCCGTGAAACGTGCAGCCACAATCCAGAAGCCCGACACCATCCGCTTCTGGACCAACGCCAAGCCCGGCGACATCGCAGGATGGGGCGAGATCGCCAGCACGGTCGATCTGATCCCCACCATCATGCCCGAGCATGAATGGCCACAATACCAGTCAGACACGCTGCGCCTGAATATCCTGTATGACCAGGGTGGCATCTACATGGACACGGACCTGCTGACGCTGCAACCGCTGCCGATGTGGGATGATAGCCTGATCATTTCATGGGAAAGCGAAAAACGCGAGTCGATCTGCAATGCATTGATGATCTCTGACTCCAAAGTGCCTTTCATAGCAGAATGGATGCGCAGGCTTCCTGAAGCACAAAGCTCATCCACCTGGGCATATGGCGGTGTCGTGCTGCCTGCTGAAATGCTGCACAATCCAGATATAGATACCTTTTGCGTCTATGATATGCCGCCCGGCTTCTGCTGCCCTCTGGACCTCTCCAAGGCATGGCTGACCGAACCTGAGCTGAAAGACCAAGCCCAGCAAAAAGTGAAAGATGCCAAATCTCACGCCATCCACTGCTTTGAGACATTCTGGCGCCACCGGCTGCCAGGATGGGAGCAGCGCGATTGCCTGCTGCGCGATCTGGCGATCTGAACCCCCAAAATATCCCCCAAAAACAGCATAGCGCACACATTTCAGGGGGTTTTGTGTGCGCGATATTTCCTAATTAAATCAACGCCCTAAAAAATAGATGCACTTTTTTTGAAGATTTTTCCAAAATTGTAGTTGCGTTGCTTGTCGCATATCGCTACAAGATGTCTCAGGCAATGACGCCGATTGAGATGGAGATACGGAAATGACCTACACCGCAAACACCCGCGCAGAAGCCCGCAGCATCGCCGCCGATTTCCGCCGCATCTTCCCCGGCTTCCTCGTTACTATCTCTGCCCCTCTCTTTGACGGTGACCTCTACCGCATCAGCTGCAATCCTTGATCTGAAAACAGGGGGCTACGGCCCCCGCCTTCCCTGGAGATATTGAGATGATCAAAGTTACCATTTACTGCGAAAATGAATTTTCCTGCGAAGGTATTACTTGGCTCGGGAAGATTTATGATTGCATCGATAAACTGCCTGAAGCAGCTTATGACGCAATTCAGGAAAACATCCTTAACGCTGATGCTACTGAAGGCACTGTGAAGGTCGATGGCCTCACATACGATTGGTACTTGCGCGACCAACGCAAGCAGGAATGGACCATCAGGAGATATTGATATGACCTTCAACTTCGCAAACCACCTCGGCTACTCTGACGTAAACCCCTACGAAATCGTGCGCCGCGTCAGCGACCGCACCATCGAAATCCGCGAAATGAACGCAGAGCGCTCCAATCCCGCCGAAGACATGGGTTTCCAGCCCGGCGGCTTCGTGGGCCACTTCAGCGACCAGGAAAAGCAGCGCTGGACCATCACCAGCAACCCAGAAGCCCGCGTGATCCGCATCCGCCTGCAAAAGGATGGCAAGTGGCGCTGCAAGCATGGTGAACGCTATGCCCTGGCCGATAAGCCCCACAAGTTTTACGATTACAACTTCTGAGGCTTACGGGGGCTCAGGCCCCCGCTTTCCCTAAAGATATTGAGATGATCAAAATGACCGAACAACAAAAACTTACCGCTGCTGAAATCACCTTTTTCAATCGCGCAATTCCCTACATTGAACAGGGGATGAGCATGGAGGAAGCCTTGCAGGCTGTTCTTTCCCGCGATCAGGAAATTGCCGACATCTCTCTAGCAAAAACTCGCACAGGTGAGGCAGTCCGAAGGGGTCTTGCCGCCCAGGTATATTACGAAGTCAGGGGGCGGGATGCTATGGCCCGAGCAGTAGATAGCGCCGCAGATAGCGACCTAAACTGGCGCTAAAAAATATGATCCCAAAGAACCCGCTGGAACCATCCAGCGGGTTTCACTATATTCAGGGCAGGAGGCCATCATGCCACGCCCCAAGAAGATACAGCCTGAAGCTGAAGCCGAAGCCGCGCCCGTATCCAAATACCGGCGCAAAGGCGTTGACGCTCTCGGCAACCCAATCAAGCCGCAGCCTGTTGGCAGGCCGACCGTGTACACTCCAGAGATTGCCAAAGAGATCATTGACCGCCTGCTGAACGGCGAAAGCCTTGTGAAAATCGCCGAAGATGAGCGGATGCCTTCGCGCGTCACCATCTACAACTGGATGGATCGCGACCTCGATTTTTGTACAAAGTGCGCGCGGGCCAGAGAGGGCCTTGCCGACTATCTTGTTGATGAGATTGAGAAATTAGCCAAAAGCGCGACCAAAGACAACATCGAAGTGGTCAAGCTTCAGATCAGCGTGGCCCAGTGGCGGGCCATGAAGATGGCGCCCAGGCAGTATGGCGACCGCCGCACGACTGAGCTGACCGGCAAGGACGGTGGCCCGATCCAGACCGAAGCCAAGGTTGCCATCGACGCCTCCAAGCTTGATCCTGACGCCCGTGAGGCCCTGCGCGCGGCAGCTCTGGCGGTTCTGGACAAGGGCTGATCTGTGTCCCTGATCCGGTTGAATGGGGGCGTAATTGGCGCCCAGGACATCCTGAACGAGCTTGACCGGGTTGAGTGTGAAGAGAACCTTTACGACTTCCTGATGTCGGGCTGGCAGTACATCGACCCCTCTCCCTTCACGCCCGGCTGGGTGATCGAGGCCGTTGCAGAGCATTTGCAAGCCGTCTGTGACGGCGAGATCAGGCGCCTGCTGGTCAACATCCCACCGCGCTGCTCCAAGTCCTCCCTGACCTCTGTAGCCTTCCCTGCGTGGGTCTGGGCGCAGCGCCATCGCAGCCCCACCAGCGGCCCTGGCGTCCAATTCCTGCATGCATCCTATGCTCAGAGCCTGAGCCTTCGCGACAGCGTGAAGTGCCGCAGGCTGATCGAATCGCCCTGGTATCAGCGCCTCTGGGGCGACCGCTTCCAACTGACCAGCGACCAGAACACCAAGACCCGTTTTGATAATACGGTGGGCGGCAGCCGCCTCTCCACCTCTGTGGGATCAGCGCTGACCGGCGAAGGCGGGTCAATCATAGTGGTGGATGATCCCAACGCTGCCCAGGAAGCTTTCAGCGAGGCAACCATTGAGGCCACCATTGAATGGTGGGACGGCGCCCTCAGCACCCGTCTGAACGATCCCAAAACCGGCGCCTTCATTGTCATTCAGCAAAGATTATCTGAAGAAGACCTGACCGGCCATATCCTCAGCAAAGACGCTGACAACTGGACGCACCTCTGCCTGCCCATGCGGTATGAGCCTGACCGCTCATTCGTCACCAGCATTGGCTGGCAAGACCCGCGCGTTGAGCAGGGCGAGCTGCTGTGGCCTGAGCGCTTTGGCGAGCCCGAAGTGGCCACCCTGGAAAAGCAGATGGGGCCATGGACCGCTGCCGGGCAGCTTCAGCAGCGCCCTGAGCCCAAGGGCGGTGGGATCATCAAGCGCGACTGGTGGCAGCTTTGGACCGAAGATGCCTACCCGGCCATGGACTATATCGTGGCCAGCCTGGACACGGCCTACACCACCAAGACTGAAAACGACTTCTCTGCCATGACCGTCTGGGGCGTCTTCAGCGGCGATGTTGTGGCCCAGGCCGCCAAGACCGAGGATGGCGTTGAGCGCAGCTACAGCCAGCAGCACCCGCGCGTGATGCTGATGAACGCCTGGGCCGAGCGCCTGGAGCTTCATGATCTGGTCGAGAAGGTGGCTTCCACCTGCCGCCGCATGCGCGTGGATAAGCTGATCATCGAAAACAAGGCCGCCGGGCATTCCGTGGCCCAGGAGCTGCGCCGCCTGTTTGGGCATGAGGATTGGGGCGTTCAACTTCTGGACCCCAAGGGCCAGGACAAGCTTGCCCGGCTGTATTCAGTCCAGCACCTGTTTGCCGAAGGCATGGTCTATTCGCCCGACCGATCCTGGGCCGATCAGGTGATCACCCAGGTCGGCACCTTCCCCAAGGGCAAGAACGATGACCTTGTGGATACGGTGAGCCAAGCCATCAGGCACATGCGTGATCTGGGCCTGCTGACCCGTGGCCCCGAATGGACCGCCGCTGTGCAGGAGGGTATGCAGCATCAGGGCGCAGGCCCTGGGCCTTTATATCCTGTCTAATCTGTTGCGACTGCGTGGCCACATGTGCAATATGGCCCGCGAGAGGGAGTGACCATGCCACTTGTCCCTGGCCTTAGCCCGTCAATCCGTGAGCCCGCCCCCGAGGCGCCTGAGCTGCCGCCCGGCGAAGAGGTTGTGATCATGGAGGCCGATGAGGCCGCCGATCAGCCGCAGACCGATGACAGCGGCAACATCCTCTCCATTGAGCATCCCGATGGCAGCATCACGGTGCGGATTGATGGCCAGCCTCTGGAGCCTGCCGGTGGCAAGAAAGAAACCGGGTGGTTTGATAACCTCGTTGATCAAATCCCGCAGGCAGAGCTTTCACGCATTAGCGAAGACCTGTTGCGCGGCATCCGCGATGATCTGCAAAGCCGCAGCGAGTGGATTGAAGATCGCGCCACTGGCTTGAAGCTGCTTGGCCTGAAGATTGAAATCCCCAGCCTTGCTGGTGCTGCTGACGGCGCGCCGGTTGAAGGCATGTCAAAGGTGCGGCACCCGCTGCTGCTGGAAGCAGTGCTGCGCTTCCAAGCCAATGCGCGGTCTGAGCTGCTGCCCACTGATGGGCCGGTGAAAATCCGTAATGACGATAATGATCCCAGCCTGCAAGAAGATGAGCTGGCAAATGCGCTGGAGCGTGATCTTAATCACTACCTGACGGCGGTGGCGACCGAGTATTACCCAGACACTGACCGCATGTTGCTGATGCTCGGCTTCGGCGGTTCTGCGTTTAAGAAGGTGTACTACTGCCCGCTGCGCAATCGTCCCGTTTCCGAAACGGTTGATGCCGATGATCTGATCGTGAACAACGGCGCGACTGATTTGCAGAATGCAAAGCGTGTCACGCACCGCACGTTTCTGAAGCCCAGTATGGTGAAGCGCCTGCAAATCCTGGGCGTGTATCAAGACACCGATCTCAGCACACCAAACCCGCACAGCCTTGATAGCCTTCAGCGTGAGGAGAAGACGCAGGAAGGCATCTCGCCAGATGTCATGAACCCTGATGACCGGGATCGTGAAATCTATGAGTGCTACTGCGAGCTGAACATCCAGGGCTTTGAGCATACCTACAAAGGTAAAGAAACTGGCCTGGAAATTCCGTATCGCGTGACCATTGATGCATCGTCAAAGAAGATACTTTCGGTGGTGCGCAACTATGATGAAGACACTGCCGAGCTTCCTGAAGCCCGCAGTAATTTCGTCAAGTACACCTTCATGCCCGGCTTCGGCTTCTACGACATCGGGCTGCTTCATATCCTTGGCAACACGACAAACGCGGTGACGGCTGCATGGCGTGAATTGTTGGACGCTGGGATGTACGCAAACTTTCCGGGCTTCCTGTTCGCAGACGCAGGCGCGAGGCAAAACACAAACATCTTCCGTGTGCCTCCGGGCGGCGGTGCCTTGGTGAAGACCAACGGCATGCCGATTCAGCAGGCGATCATGCCGCTGCCGTACAAGGAGCCAAGCGGCGCGCTAATGCAGCTTGTGCAGAACATCGTTGAGACTGGGCAGCGCATTGGTGGCGTGAGTGAGATGATGGTTGGCGAGGGCCGCGCTGACGCGCCGGTTGGCACCACGCTGGCGATGATTGAGCAGGCGCAGAAGATTCTGAATTCCGTCCACAAGCGCATGCATGCTGCCCAGGCGCAGGAATTCCAATTGCTGGCGGAATGCTTTCGTGAGAACCCAGAGAGCTTTTGGCAGCGCAAGCGCAAGAATGCCTATCCGTGGGATGAGCAGCGTTTCTTGCAGGCTCTGGACAATGCAGAGCTGGTGCCGCAGGCCGATCCCAACACTGCCAGCCACACGCAGCGCCTGATGAAGATCATGGCACTGAAGCAGCTTCAGCAAGCGCAGCCGGGGCTGTATGACCCGATTGCGATTGATACGGCGGCCTTGCAGGCTATTGGCTGGAATAACCCTGAGCAATTCTTTGCGCCGCCTGACGCGCAGGGCAAGCCGCCGCCTGAGCTGATGAAGGCGCAGGCTGAGATGCAGATTAAGAAGCAGGACGCCGACACGAAGGCTATGGAAGCCCAGGCGCGGGCGCAGAAGATGCAGGCCGACACGGCGCTGGAGGCCCAGCAGTTTGAGGCCAATCAGGCCATGCATGAGCAGCGCATGGGCTTGGATGTTTCTAAATTCCAAGTGCAGACTGGCCTTGAAGAGCGGGCCATGGGGGCCAAGACCGATGAAGCTATCGCCCGTGAACGCCTACAGCTCATTGACTTGGCGCAGAACCTTGCAGTGCATCCAGAGAGCGCGCCGGTTGTGGCGCCGCTTGTGCGGCCTGCCTTCCAGGCTGTCACGGAGCGCGAGCTAGAGGAGAGGGCGCGGCGCGGTAATCTGCCGCCGCTGCCAGGGCTTGGGGGAGCGCTGCCGCAATGAACCACGATCCGCGCAAGGCTATTCGGCAGGCTATGATGATTGCGCGGCGCGAGGTGACTGCGCCGAATAAGGCTTCAATTGGTGGTCAGCGGCATATGCTGGCTTACATCACGCCTTATGAGGCAGAGCTTCTGATGCGGCGAGGTGGCTCTGGCCGCCTGACTGAATATGGTGTGCCTGCGTTTGATGATGGTAATGGCAATGGCCCTGGCGGTGGTCCTGGTAATGACTCCAATACAGACACTGCGATGTCTGATCCAAATACGCAAACAGCTACATCAGGAAATGAAGGCACTGGCGCGGGGCCTACAGGGGCTGGTGCTGGGGGTATTGGAGAGACTGGCCCTGACGAAACTGACGCCAATTTAAGTGGGCCTGTTGCCGCACCTGTGCCTACTGCGCCGACCGCTACTGTGCCATTTGGCACTCCTCCTTTTGGCCAAGCGCCTTCAGCTTTAGGTCTGGGCCTTATTGGCGGTCTTGCCGGGCTTGGTTTTGGTGTGCCGGGTCTTGGTACTGCGGCAGCAGGGATTGGCGCGGCTATTGATGCCAACAACCTGAATGAGCAGCTTGGCATGATGGGCTTGGAACAAAATATTGATGCTCAGTTGGCCGCAGTAAATGCTATGACCATGGGCGCATTTGGCAGGGGTGCAGCGGAACAATTTGGGCAAACGCTGGGCTTTGATGCGCTTGCAGAAGCGCCGATGTCTGCGTTTAGCCCGCCGCAAGACCTTCCTGGTCCTCCTGCTGATACGAGTAACTCACCCCCTTATTATGTTGATGTGAAGGCTCCGAAACAGCCGGTTATGCAAGCGGATGAAGAAGCGCAACGTGATTTGCTTTCCGCGCGCAATCCGATGCAGCAGCCTCTGATGTATGCTGACGGCGGGGCTGTTGGTTATGCCGATGGCGGCATGCCGGGCGATGATCCCACGGTGCAGCAGGCGCTGCGCCTATCTAGCCGGGTCACTGATAAGCGCACCCCGCAGCTTCAGGATGCCGCTGATCTGGTTGCTGCTGGGCAGATGACGCCGGAAGAATATCATGCCCTGGTGGGCCAGTATAAGCCCGTGCAGCCCTATACCAACGTGCCACCGATGGCTTCAGAGGCTGACTTGTTCCGTGGCTTGAGCGAAGATAAGCACGGCAAGGTTGGAGCAGAAAAGAATATTCCAGAAGGGCATCCGGTAGGATTGCGGCTTGATATCCCCGCCTATGATCGGCACGGCGTCTGGGCGCCTACCATCCATGATGGGCATGGCGATAAAGCCAAAGCAATTGCCCATGCACCCTTTGCCCATGTTTCTGATCCCGTCTTTAGTGTGTCCGAAAACAAGGCGCTGAATGTTGCTAGAGGCACAGCCAAATCGCCGTTTGCCAAGATCAATGGCTTTTGGAAACCAACATCTCCCGAAGATGCGCAGGCGATGGCGCAGGAATATCTATATCATCCTGAATGGCGGCAGGTTGGCATGGACCCAGAGCGGCATAGTTTCTTCTATGATCGCGAAACCCGGCAGCCGATTGTAAGCGCAGAGGAAGCCTTGCAGGTAGGACCGTTGGTGCTGGCAAAGAACCCTCAATACGGCAAGGTAACTGATTACAAATATGCCGATGGTGGCGGCATTGATGATCCCACGGTGCAGCAGGCGCTTTCCTATACCAGGAAAGTAACCCCGATGGGGTTTTACAGTCATGCTGCTGATGTTGCTGCCAATCTGCCGCAGCAAAAAGGCACACCGCAGCAGATGCTTTCAATGCTGACCGCGCGTGGCGTTAAGCCGGATGAAATCAATAATTCCGGCGCGCAAGACTCATTTGGAAATCAAAAAACCGTGGCCAAGCAGGATTTGGTCGCGCATTTCCAGCAAAACATGCCTGACATTCAGGAGAAAAAATTTATACCCAGGCCGTCATGGGGGCGTTTGGCGGCATCAAATCATGACCCAGAAATTTATGCGGCTGCTGCTTTTCCAGCTAAATTTTTTGAATGGACAACGGCTTATATGGAGGATAAAAATCCAGAAGATATTGATTATCGTGAAATATTGCTTCATTCGCAGCCCAATTGGAATGAAAATGCAATAAATGATTGGCTTGAAACTCAAGCTTACAATAAAGCGTCTGATTTTGGCGCCATAAGCTCAACAGACGATTGGAATAATCTTCCTGAAAATGAAAAAAATAAATTCACAAAGGACGCAGAACAAAGACTTAATTATCTAAAAACTACACTAGACTTCAAAAATAGGAGCGAAAGAAGTGCGCTTTTAGACCCGGATAAAAATTTCTTCAGCACCCATTGGGCTGTGCCAAATGTAATTGGCCACATTCGCATGCATGACAGGGATGGTGAGGATACGCTGCACGTTGAAGAATTGCAGAGTGATTGGGGGCAGGCCAAGCGTAATGGTGAGGATGTTCCTGAGCATCCGTTGATCAACAACACAAACACCTGGACCGATCTTTTGCTAAAGCGCGTTTTGCGTGAGGCGGCTCGTCGCGGGTATAAGCGTATTGCTTGGACACCAGGGCAGGAGCAGGCGGAAAGGTACGATCTGAGCCAACAAATTCATCAATTAAATTATGACCCAGAAGACAAAGTGCTTTCCTATTATCACAAGGATCGCGGATGGGATGATCTTCCACAGCGCGTTAATCCTGATGAAATACAAAAATATGTTGGGAAAGAGATTGCTAAAAATCTGCTTTCACAACCACCAAGCCCATTGAATGGGAGCCATTCCCTAGAAATAAACACGCAAGTCGGCGGCGAAGGCATGAGGGCCTATTACGACAAAATCGTTCCCGCGCGCATGACGGAAATAACGAAAAAGCTTGGCGCCCCGGTTAAGGTAGAGCCGTACAAAATAAATACCCGAGATGGCGAAAAAACATTACATTCAATTGTGGTGACGCCGGAGCTAAAATCTGCGGTGCTGAAGGGCATGCCAGTGTACAAAGATGGCGGGACTATTGGCTATGCTGATGGCGGTATGCCGGGCGATGATCCAACGGTGCAGCGGGCGCTAAATGTGACGCGCGAATATCAAGACCCCCCGACGAAGCATATTGACGATTGGGCGTGGAAATCTCTTTCTGACGTTCAAAATCGCCTAGGCAATTTTCGCGAAATTCCATCTCATGTTCAGGCTTTTGGAAGCTACATGGATGAAATTGCCAAGCGCGCTGCCAATGAAGGGCTTTCTGCTCGCGATTTGATTAAGGCCTACACGATCACGCGGGCAAGTATTCAGCGCCGAGCCAATGATGTGGACCGTGTGCGCGCCGCCGGGCTTGATCTCCCCAAAAGCTTCACCGGTAAAATCCGTCCCGAAGGCGCCTTCGGTGAATGGCTGCACACCCGCGCTGGCCAGGACTATCTGAACAGCGCTGAACGTGGCGAGGTTAATGAGGATGCAATTGCCAATGCCGTCAAGATAATGACGCCATTCGGCAAGCATGAGAAAGACATCCCTGACGCGCTGCGCTGGGCCGCAAACAATCTGCCCGGCAAAGAGCAGGAAATCTCCACTCTTGTTGCCAATGCTATGCGTGGCGCCAGCGAACCCGCTGAGTGGCGCGCAATGGCCAAGGATGTGCGCGGCGTTGGCCCAAGCAAGGCAGGCTTCCTTGCCTCTCTGATGGGCCGTGGCGACCAACCCACGCTGGATGCCCGGCAGATTATAGAGCATACCGGCAGGCCAACATCTGAGGCCCAGGCATATCTGCGGCGCAAGGGCGGTGAAGGCGCGACCGAAGCCGTTGAGCGCCTTTCTGCCCGGCAGCAGGCCATGGATTTGCAATTGCCGGAAGAATTGAGGCCGTACTATCAGCATCTCGCCCACCATGCTGTGTGGGATAAGGCCGCCGATGAAGTCACAACGCATGAAGATGTGATGAGCGCCATGCGTGGTGCGGCGCATGGTGGGGAAATTGATGAGGCGTCAATTCTCTCCCATCCGGTTGTGCATGCGCTACGGCTGGCTGGGCTGCCTAAGTTGGGTGATCCCCCGCGTGAGGGGTTGCGGGGCGGCGGTTCTCCTGATGACGATGTTGTGCGTCAAGCATTGCAGCGTGTTGCAACACCATTCAGCGAAGACCCAGAGGTTGTGCAGCAAGCTTTACGGATTGCTTCATCATTGAAGGTGCCGCAAGGCGCAGAGTTTGGCACGGGGAGTTTTTATTCCGTAAAGCAGCCTATGGCTGTTTCTGACGTATCAACACAAATAGAGCCGTTGCCCGGCGTTGAGCTTGCTGCAAAGAACCCACTCTCTTGGGAAGGCTTTTACAAGCAAGGTAAGGGCGGCACGATATTAAATGTGGGCGGCGACCGCTCAAACCTTGGCCGCCTCACCCACATCAACAACAAAGAATTGGCGTGGCCTGTGGATTTGCATGCTGGCCCAAAATACATGATGGAGCCCAATCCAGGCGCCGTCTGGGCAAACAATCCATCCCACGCAACGGCACTTCGGAAGAAAATACTTGAGGCTGCGGAGAAGGGGCCTGTTTACGGTGTCTATGCCCCAATGGGTGCGCAAGCCGTTGATTCATCCCACAACATGTTTGATGCCGTGATGGCTCAAATACCTAAAGCTGGCGTTTCAAAGAAGGATGCTAAAGAGTTTGATGATGCCATCATGAATGGCCTTCATGTGAAAGGTAATGACCCCAAGAATGTTGCTTTGCGTGAAAACGCAAAGAAAGAGCTTGAGGGATGGCCCGGCATTTTGAATGCCAAGGAAGCCAGTGAATATGCGCGCAATATGCCCGGCGGCCATCGTTCCGCGATTGTCAAATTCATGGATTCCAAAAAATGGCGCGACATGAATTTCCCAGCAATTGGGATCACGCGGGTCGCCATCACTGATCCTGAATTGAAGGCTGCGGCAGGCAATATGCTCGGCCATCGGATTGTGGAATTTGATCCGCAGAAAATTGCAGAAGAAACTAAGTTTCAGCATTCCACTTATACGTCACCCACAAGTGGTCGGTATGTGGGGGATGTGCCTTTGGTTCAACGGCATTATGCTATGCCGGATGTTGTTGAGCGCCTTCTTCAAAAGCCGACTGTTTCGGGGCAGGTTGTTCACCCATATTCCATGGACCCGCTTGGACGCTCCACGGCCCGCAAGCTTTTTGAAGAGCAGAAGCAGCTTCAGCCCATCAATGAGCGGATGATCAATACGATTGGTGAAGGCTTGGAGCGCCAAAAGGAATACGGTTTAAAAAAGGGTGGCACTGTTGTTGACCAAGCCCTTAGAATGACCGCACCAGACCGGCCTATGGTTGCCTTGGCCGACCTCTTTCAAAGGCAACTGCGGGGACGCCCGCCCTCCTAGGAGATCAAGTGCTATGAGTGAAACCAGCGCAAAGTCCATTAGGGCAGCCCGCGAAGCCAAGGCAAAGCGCCTTGGTTCTGCCGGTGATCCCAAGCAGAAAGTGGATGCCTCCACCTGGACGCCGCCTGAGATGATGAACACGAATGCCAAGACCGGGCTGCGGCCTGTGTCCCGGCGCGCGTTCAAGCGTGGCGGCAAGGTGGGCATGGAGGCTGAAGGCTCCTGCGGCCCGACCCGTGCTGACCGCAAGCCGCGCAAGAGCGGCGGCGAGGCCAAGGCTTGGATGGCTGCCAAGATTAACCGCGATGTGAAGGAAGCCAACGCTGAGCTTGGCAAGCCGCATGTTGGGGGCATGAAGAAGGGTGGCCGGGCGAAGAAGCAAGGTGGCGGCAGCACGGCTGACGATAACAGGCCGTTGATGGACCGTTCTGTGAAAGAGTACATTGATGCCATTAATGCGGAACGCGCCACGGGCATGACCGAGGGCGAGCGGATGGGAGCTACTGCGCGCCGGGCGCCTGCGCCTGCGCGTGAAGCGCCGCTGATGGATCGCACGGTGCCGCAGTATATTGATGCGCGGAACCGTGAAGAGTTGATAAAGCAGCAGATGGAACGCGCTACCCCAAATCAGCGCAAGGCCGGTGGCCGCGCCAAGAAGCAAATGGGCGGCATGTCCGGTGATCCGCGTCAGGGCGCCGCTGCGATGATGCAGAAGGCCGCTGCCATGGGTAACGTGCCGCAAGATCGCATGGGCTTCAGCCGCCTCCAGAAGGGTCGTGCGGCCATGATGGCTGGGCTGAAGAAGGGCGGTAAGGTCAGCCACCAGGAGTGGGAGCATTCCAAGGCTGATCTGAAGCAGGACAAGAAGCTGGCCAAGAAGCATGGCATGAGCATGGAGAAGTGGGAGAAATCCGCTCTCGATGCGAAGCATGACAAGCAGCAGTCCACCAAAGGCCTGAAGAAGGGTGGCCGGGTTGGTAAATATTACGGCGGCCCTGCTGGTGTTATGCAGGATGTGGATCGTGAGCCAGATATGCCAGAGCCGCGTCCAATGCGTGGCCCAGCCTCTGCTGGGTATTTCAATGAGGCCGGTGGTTTCACACCCACAAATGCCCCTGTGGAAGACATTCGGTATCCGTCTGATTATGCTGCATATCCCGTAAGGCGCGGCGCTGGTGCTTCTTTTGCTGAAACGGCTCCGACAATGGATGAGTCTTATGTTCCCGCGCCTACGGCGCGCGGTGCCGGGCCTTCTTTTGTTGAAACGGTTGAAGCGGCGCCACGCCCAGCGCCGCGTCCTGCACCACGCCCGGCGCCTCGGCGCGCAGCAGCGTCTGAAGCTGATGCACTAAATCAGCGTGAATTGGACCGTATTGCTCTTGGCACCGCTTTGGGTGACATGATGCAGGGCGGTGATATTCAGCCCAGGCGCGGTTTCTTTGAGCGCCTAGGCCTGCGCCGCACCAATGAGACTGGCGAAGGCGCTCCCAGCACCGGCAGCCTGTCTGGCGATCTTCGCGCGCTTGGCCGTACCCTTGGCTTCAAAAAGGGCGGTAAGGTGATGGAAGGCAACTACACGGGCGGCACCCGCCCGACTGGTGGCCGGATTGCGAAGAAGGCTGGTGGTCGCGCCAAGGGCAAGACCAACATCATCATCTCGATCAATCCGGGTGCCGGTGCTGCCCAACAGCAGGGTATGATGCCGCCGGGCAACCTGCCGCCGGGTGCTGGCATGCGTCCTGGCGCTGGCGCTATGCCGGTGCCTGTTGCTGGCCCTCCTGGGGCTGGTGCGCCGCCTCCGATGCCGATGCCTGTTCCTGTGCCTATGCCTATGGGCGCAGGCGCTGGCGGGCCTCCTATGCCGCCTCCTGGCGCGATGCCGCGCAAGGCCGGTGGCCGCGCGTATCGTTCCTACAAGGACATGGATGCGGGTGCCGGTAGTGGGCTTGGCCGTCTGGAAAAGACCGAAATCCAAGAACACAAGCGCGGTGAGCGTAAAGCCGGTGGCCGCACCTACCGTTCTTACAAGGACATGGATGCCGGTGCTGGCAGCGGGCTTGGCCGGTTAGAGAAAACCGAAATCCAAGCGCGCAAGAGGTGAGGTAGGTAGGGTCAGCGCGGCGAAGTCTGAATGCCTATCTCGGGCGGCAGTGTCACCCCTCTGACGCTGCCGCCCTCCTATCCACAAGAGGGGCAGACGAGGGGGTCTGATGTTGACGAATGCAGCGCTCTTTGAGCGCGAATTGAAGCTATTGATCGCTGAAGAGATTGAGCGATTGAAAGAGAATTTGACTACCACGCCAAGAAACATGGAAGGCGCCGGTAGCATCACCTACCTCCAGGGGGGAATCGCTTCCCTGCGAGGGTTAGATGATCTGATGGAAATCGCAAAGACCAAATCAGATCAGCGTTCACGGTAAAAGAGAGGGGAAAACTCAATGCCGTTTATGATTATGGAACACGCAACAGACCCAAAGCAGAAATTGCTGGATGATATCGGCGATATTTCTGCCTTTGAGATTTTCAACAATCAAATCCTGATTGCGATCTACATCAGGCCCAACAAAACCAAGTCTGGCATCTACCTCAGCGATCAATCGCGTGAGGAAGACAAGGTGCAGGGCAAGGTTGGCCTTGTGGTGAAGAAAGGCCCGGCTGCTTTTGTTGATGACACCAGCGAATGGTTCAAAGACATCTCGGTTGAAGTGAATGATTGGGTGGTAATTCGTCCATCTGATGGCTGGGCCATTACGGTGAACAATGTTCTGTGCCGAATTGTCGATGACACTGCGGTACGGGGCAAGATTGATGTGCCAGATCGCGTTTGGTGAGGTGAAAAACCATGTCAGAAACTGAAAAAGAGATCGAAATCGACTTCGATGCAGTAGAAAAAGCTGCAAAAGAGCCTGAGATCAAGATTGAAGAGCCAAAAGAAGAGGCTCCAGCCGAAATTTCTCCTGAAGACGGCATCGAAACGCTAAAAAAACGCTTTGAAGAAGAGCGTTTGGCGCGAATTGAAGCCGAAAGGCGGGCTGATGCAGCTTCTAGGGCTGCGAATGAAGCCCGTGGGCAGGTGGATGAAGGCAATTTGCAGCTTGTAACCAGCGCAATTGACACGCTGAAGCGCGAAACCGACATCCTGAAGGCCAATTTGCGGGCTGCAATGGCTTCTGGGGATTATTCTGCTGCGGCAGATGCCCAGGAAGCCATGGCGGATGCCAAAGCCAAGCTTCTTCAGCTTGAAAATGGCCGTGCGGCCTTGCAGGAGCAGGCCAAAAACCCGCGAATTCATCCACAGCAAATCCCGGCTTACGATCCTGTGGAAACGCTGGCTTCGCAGCTTTCCCCCAGGTCTGCTGCGTGGGTTCGCGCCCACCCTGAGTTCGCCCGCAATGAGCGGCTGACCCAGAAGATGGTCGCGGCGCACAATCTGGTCACGGCGGATGGCGTACAGCCGGATACCGATGAGTATTTTGAGACTGTTGAGCGCATCCTTGGGGTGCAGGCCCCTGCGGCCTCTGTGGCTGCCGCTGAGGCCCCTATGTCTGCGGCGGCGGCGCCAGCCCAGCGTCGATCTTCCCCGGCTGCTGCGCCTGTCAGCAGGTCTGGGACAGGCACTGGTGGCGGCAGTCCGAATGTGGTGCGCCTGTCTGCTGATGAGCGTGAAATGGCCAAGATGATGGGCATGACCGCTGAAGAGTATGCTCGCAACAAGCTTGCCCTGATCAAAGACGGCAAGCTGACCAAGCATTGAGAAAGGATTGAACAATGGAAAACGTACCGATGCGCCGTGGTCGGCGCCCCCGCATGGCGAAGCCCGAGCTTGCCGCCCAGGTTGAAGGTGAAACGCCGGATGTGGACGCCGTGGCTGAAGCCCCGGTAACGCCCGCCAGGGTGCTGCGCCCGCCCATGCGCAAGGATTACTCCCTAGCCTCTGCGGAAAGCCGCACGGCTGAAATCCTGGGCCATGTTGGCACGGTGGCTGAAGGGGTTGATGAATTCTACATTGACCGCTCCAGGCTGCCGCCGGGCTGGGATGCCGAATGGAAGACCAAGACGGTGATGGGGGCTGAAGACCCCGCGCAGATGGTTTCCTATGCCCGCATGGGCTGGGAACCTGCGCCGCTGGATATGTTCCCTGAAATGATGCCGCAGGGCTGGAAGGGTAACACCATTGAGCGCAAGGGCATGATCCTGATGATCCGCCCCAAGAAGATCACCGATATGGTGCGGCAGGCTGATGCGCGAAAGGCGCGGGAGCAGATCAGGGCTAAGGAAGCGCAGCTTTCCTCGGCGCCGGATGGGCAGTTTACCCGCGACCATGCCCAGGTGAAGCCAAAGATCAATAAGGGCTTTGAGCCCATGCCGATTCCGCAGGATTGATCCTGACCATTTTCCTGATGTCAGGAAAATGGTTGACACAAACTGAAGGGGGCTTAGGCCCCCTTTACCCCTATAAAATGTGTTGATATTTTGGGGGGTGTGGGCGTATGGTCCACATTGCCTTCCCCCGGTGTGGAAGGTTTGAGCCTCTTTCTGCTCCCTAGCCGCCCCGGTGCGCGGTAACGGCGCTTTCAATCGGAGGACCGATTCGTGGCAAACACGAATACCCCCTTCGGCTTTGCGCAGTACCAAGGCGGCGCTGGTGGGGCTCCCACCTTCGCTCAGACGGCACGGCGCATTGCCTCTTCAAATACCACGGCGATCTATTTCGGCGATCCCGTCATGCCGGTGGTCAGCACGGCCAACGGTTACATCACCCAGGCTTCTCCCGGCACCACGACCCTCGCGGGTATCTTCGTGGGCTGCCAGTATTTGTCCACCAGCCAAAAGCGCACGGTGTGGTCGAATTACTGGCCGGGTGCTGACGCTACGGGCGATGTGATTGCCTATGTCATTGACGATCCGAATAGCCGTTTCGTCGTGATGGGCAACAGCACGACCTTCAACATCTCTGGCACCCTTTCCGCATATGGCTCTTCGCCGATTGGCAAGTACGCTCAGTTTGCGATTGGGACTGGCAACACCACCAGCGGTATTTCCGGTGCGTACCTCAACTCTGTTGGTACGACTGTGACGTTCCCGTTTGTTGTGGTTGACCTGATCACTGCTCCTCCGGGTGCGAATGGTGCCGATCCGACGACCGCTTACAATCATGTGGTTGTTGGGTTCAACAACGAGTGGCTGCGCAGCAATGGCGCTGGCCCGACCGGCATCTCGTAAGGAGGGCATGAACCATGGCTGTAAATCTTTCGGCTATTAAAGACCTGCTCCTCCCCGGTCTGCGTGGTGTTGAAGGCAAGTACGAGATGATCCCATCTCAGTACGACAAAATCTTCACCAAGCATGACTCCAAGATGGCGCTCGAACGTACCGCTGAAATGCGTTACCTCGGCCTTGCCCAGCTCAAGACCGAAGGCGGCCAGACCGCTTTTGATAACGGCGCGGGTGAGCGTTTCGTCTATAACCAGGAGCATACGGAAATTGCGTTGGGTTACGCGATCACCCGCAAGGCGATTGACGATAACCTGTACAAGACGCAGTTCCATCCGTCGAACCTCGGCCTGATTGAATCCTTTCAGCAGACCAAGGAAATCTACGGCGCGAACATCCTGAACACGGCGACGACCTACAATGCTTCCATCGGCGGTGACGGCGTGGCGCTTTGCTCCACCTCTCACCCGATTGATGGTGGCACGGTGGCGAACCGCCCGACCACGGATGTTGGCCTGAACGAAGCGACCCTGCTGAACGCGATGATTTCCGTGCGTACCAACTTCAAGGACCAAGCGGGCCTGAAGGTGTTTGCGCGGGCGCGTAAGCTGATCGTTCCGCCGCAGCTTGAACCGACCGCGATCCGTCTGACGAAGACTGAGCTGCGGCCCGGCACTGCCGACAACGATGTCAATGCCATTATGATGACGGCGGGTGGTCTGCCGGAATCCTATATGGTCAACGACTTCTTGACCTCGCAGTATGCTTGGTTCCTGCTGACGAACATTGATGGCCTCTCCTACATGGAGCGCATCAAGTTTGAAACGGATATGCAGGTCGATTTCGTGACCGACAACCTCCTGGTCAAGGGCTATGAGCGGTACTCTTTCGGGTACTACAACTGGCGCTCGATCTTCGGTTCGTTCCCGACTTCGTGATCCCCGTAACGGCCCCCTGGCATTGTGTCAGGGGGCTAACTCAGGAAAGGGCTAAAAATGGGTGCTACTCACTTTAGCGGTCCTGTTGTTTCGGGGACTTTGCAGCAGGGTGAAACCGATGGTCCTAACCAGGGCTTTTCGGTTCTTTCCCAGTCTACTTCGATCACCCAAAACAGCACGACTGCTGTTTCTTCCACGCTGTACATCCCGGCTGGCTCTCGGATCGTTGATTTCAACATTGACGTTCTGACGGCGTACAACTCTGCCACTTCTGCGACCCTGACCATCGGCACTGCTGCCGCTGGTACGCAGTATGTTGGCAGCATTGACGCCAAGACTGCCGGGCGCGCTGCGATCACCTACACGGCGGCGCAGCTTGCAGCAATGAATGGCGTCAGCGTCCTTGGTGTCGCTGCGCCTACCACTGCTCCGGTAGTGATCACTGTAACCCCGGTCGGCGCGACATCTGCTGGATATGTCGTGGTGACTGTTCTTTATGTCCAGCAGTAAGGAGGACCGCTATGAAGGGTCGTAAGGGTCGCGCGGCTGGTGGTGAGTCCCCGGCTGCTGGCACGAAGGATTGGGAACAGGATATCTCTTCCAAGCCTACGCGCCGTGTGAACGCTCCCAGCATCATGAATGCTGCTGAAGAGCGCAAGCGTGGTGGTAAGGCCATGGGCAAAATCCATGGCGCTGCTGCCAAGATGCATGCTGGCCGCAAGGCTCGCAAGGCTGGTGGTAAGGTGGGTTCCAACATGAACCCGCTTTCCAGCGCGCATGCTGGCACCCCTGCCAAGGGCCGCAAGCTCGATAGCATGGGTCAGTGATTGGTGGGGGCTTCGGCCCCCATCTTTCCTTTGGAGGGGATCATGGCTGGAGCTTGGACGCGCAAGGAAGGGAAGAACCCTGAAGGCGGCCTGAATGCAAAGGGTCGCGCGTCACTGCGCGCAGAAGGTCGTGATATCAAGCCGCCTGTTTCACGGGAAACAGCGCAGAAGAGTGAAATGGCAGCCGCACGGCGCCGCAGTTTTTGTAGCCGGATGGAAGGCATGAAGGCCAAGCTGACCTCTGCCGCCACCGCGCGTGATCCTGACAGCAGGATCAATAAATCGCTTCGGAAGTGGGATTGCTGACATGAGCAAAGCCATTCCTGAAAATCCGCGCCTCTGGGCTTCGGTGAAAACCCAGGCCAAGAAGAAGTTTGATGTTTACCCCTCTGCCTATGCCAATGCCTGGGCTTCGAAGGAATACAAAGCCAAAGGCGGCAAGTGGAGCGGCGCTGACAATAGGGTCAGCAAGAAATGAAGGGTGGCCTGGGCAAGTGGTTTGGCGAGAATTGGCGTGACATCAAGACCGGCGAGGAATGTGGTCGCAGCGGGTCTGAGAAAGCCAAGAGGGCCTACCCTGCCTGCCGCCCGGCTGCTGCGGCTTCTCGCATGACATCAAGCCAGAAGGTGATGATGTCGGCCAAGAAGACCGGATCAGCAAGGCAATCTTGGCCCGTGACACCAACGGGTAAAAAGAAGTAAAATGCCGCGAGGCGTTATGAAGAAGGAACGCAACTGATGCAGCCTACTGTTGTTTCTGTTGGCCCCCTTGACGCGGCTGCTGCTGATGCGATTGCTGCCGCTCAAACTTTGGCCAGCGCTGGTAATCTTACCTTGACTGCCACCCCATATGTTTTGGATGCCCCTCGCCGCGTTATCATTACCTCTGTGGGGGATGATAGCGGTGTGATTTTCACAATCACAGGCACCACGTTTGGAGGGCATACGGTTTCTGAAGAAGTTACCGGCGCCAATGCTGGTATCGCTTCCTCAACGATTGATTTTGCCACCGTCACAAGCATTTCTGCTGATGGTGCTACTGCCGATGACGTAGAAGCTGGCACCAGTGAAGTTGCTGGAAGCTCTTGGGTGCGTATGGATAGCTGGGCTGCGGCGCAGTCTGCTGTGCAAGTAAATGTGACCGGAACGGTCAATTACAGCATTCAGACCACGATGGATGATCCAAATGATCCCAGCAATCCCACTGACATCCTTGATGTTGTTTGGCTGGATGCTCTTGATGCCAATTTGGTTTCTGAAAGCACAGCCAAGTCTGGCTATTTCAATCAAACGCCGACCTTTGTGCGTCTTTTGCTGAACAGTGGCACTGGATCAGCCAAAGCGACTATTGCGCAATTTGGCAACGCAACCTACTGAGGTAAGCCATGACCACGAGCGGGACATATGCGTTTGATCCATCGCTCGGCGAGATTGTTTTGTATGCCTATAATCTGATTGGCATACGCAACACCTCATTAACGCAGGAACACATGGAAGCCGCTCGCATGGCTTCCAACATGGTGCTTGCGAATTGGTCAAACAAAGGTGTGAACCTCTGGACCGTTGATTTGCAGACGGTGACGCTGATTGCCGGGCAGGCCACTTATACCGTGCCTGAAAACACGGTGATCATGCTGGATGC